CTGAAGGCCAACCAGACCGTCATCGATAGAGGAATCATCCGTGAAGTTCAGAAGCCTGTTTATCGCAATGTCTGCTTCCCTGATGGCGCTCTTATCGGCCTGCTCAACGCCGCAGCCCGCGGAGAAGCCCCGCGTGATTCAGCAGGGCCTGCTGGTGAAGTGTCCGGACCAGCTGAGCCAGCTCAGTGACGGCACGGCCGGCGAGGTTGCCGTCACAATGAAAGAGTGGGCCTCGACCTATCACGACTGCAAGACCAGGCATAACGGGCTGGTTGATGTGCTCGCCCGATAAGCATCACCCGCCGACTCTCGCCGGCAGGCTGTGTGTTTGGGTGGGGTTAGGGGGTGATGGTGGTTGCGGCCGGGTTTTGCTTATGCATCGCATCCGTGAATGCTTGCCTGCGCAGCTCGTCCAGATGATCCAGTAGCACGTCGAGGTCATCGAAGTTCTGACGCGCCCTAGATCGCTGCAGCGTGAACCCGTGGCGCGCCATGAACCAGAGGAATACGTCGATGGTGTAGCAGTGCGCCTGCCGCCAGTTGACCTCCCTGGCCGGGTGATCGTCTTCCAGCTCTATGTAGTCGGCTATCCCCTTGAAAAGCTGCTTGCAATTGTGGAAGTCCCGCATGAACTCCGGCAGGTGCTTCTGATCGTCTCGCCATTGCTTGAGCTTGCTGTCCATATCACGCCTCCTTCGCAGCCATGGCGGCGCGAATTCCATCAACCAGTTCGTCCCATTTGTTCCGTATCGGCCGGAACCCTTCAAGCATGTGGCTTGCCCCAGCGTGCGCCTCAACGACTGGAAGCGACTTGCTCAGCAATGCCCGCAGCGCATCGACCTCGGCACGGAGCTGGTCAGCTGCGCGAATCTCGCTGTCGAGATTGTCTCGCCACTTGCGGGCGTATTTCTCGGCCTGCACTTTGCCGGCTTTCAGGTTGCCAATGTGCGAGCCGATCATGTGCCCGATGTCGTCCGGTCGGTCGGGGAAGCGCGCCCTATCCTCGATCAGCCGCGCATTCTCAGACAGCAACCTATCCCGCTCGGCGGTCACGGCAACCAATGCGCGCTCCGCATCGTTCGCATCAGCCACGGCGACGTCGGCGCGAGCGCGTTCGGCTGACAGGGCGGCGAGCGGCACGAGAGGAACGTCGTTGAACTCAGCCGGGCCATCTGTGAGCACGCATGGCGCGTTATTGTGGCGGTTTCGTAGCTTCTCCAGCGCAGTAGAAGGCGCCCACGCTACAACCCCTTCCGCCTCTGCGGGATGGGCGATGGCATCGTTCAGACCATAGTAGATTTCGGTCAGGCTTCCCACGCGGTCGATGTGGCAGAGCATCGCCTCGTTCTCCAGCGTCTTCGCCGCCCGCTCCAGCAGCTCCCGATCAACCAATACCTTGCTCATTCCTTTCCCCTTGCGCCCTATGGCGCGGTTAGTTGGTCAATGAAAGTCGACTGCGCCGCTGTCGGAGGCCATCTCAAATGCCTGTCGCCACTCCGCATACTTCATACGAAATCGATCATCTTCGTGCGCGTCTGCCTTTGGTTGGAAGTCTGCGAAGTCTTTCGCCAACTTTGCGCTGACCGAGGCCCCGATCACCCCCTCGCAGTCGCTGAAATTGATCAGCTCAGAGAACGGCCCTGCCTCTCCGTTCCAGCACGGCACACAATGGCTCTGGTAGGTGCGCCCGTACTGCTCATAGTCGCCTGCTGGATAGCCTGCCAGCTCGGCAAGCTGCTCTCGCCAGCGGTTGTACCCGCCATAGCTTCCAGCGTGCAGTCCCATGCTGTCTTCAGCCGAGTAGATCGCGCGATCTTCGATCTCGTCAGCGCGGCCAGGGAAGTCGGGGTTCAGATAGGCGTGGAGATCGTAATCGATGCTCTCGCGCGTGTTAGGGTCGATCGGCTCACCATCAGCATCGAATACAGCGTCGATCTTGGTCAGCTTGCGGTAAGCAGTAATGTCCAGCCCCATATTCCTTTCCTCAAAAATTTTGCGCCCTATGAGCGCCCTAGATTTTCAGCGCCCCGCTGGACGCCTTGATTTACGCGGGCTCAGCGGCGCTGATGCCCAGACTGATGATCATGGATTGCAGACTTCCAGCACCTGCAGCTTATGCCGTCGCGCCACCTTGACAGACGCCACGGTGAAGCCCGAAGGCCTGGCCGATACGACGGCAAATGCTCCACCATTGCGGGATGCCATGAAGGCGGCGCGGTGGACCGCCTCGAGGGCGTCGTCGTAGCGCTTCATGGGTGGCTGCCTATCTGCGTGGTCCGAAGGTCGATGGCGTACTGCTCGATCATGGCCTTGCGATGCTGATAATCGATGCCGCGCCCGATCAGCACTGAATTGCGCTCTTCCAGTCTGGCCAGTATGCGAAGCTCTTCAGCTGTCAGACTGTCTCGATCTACGCCTGACGGGCTTCCGGTCAGCGCGCGATTGATCAGCTTTGCCTCGTTGACGTAGTGGTGCGCCTGCGTAGCCTTGCCGATCTCGGCTCGAACATCGTGAAGGATGTCGCTCATAACCTTGTAGCTGGACGCAGCTTCGTGGCGCAGCTTGATAGGGTCAAACGCAGGGCCTGCGCCGCGAACAAGCTGATCGATCTGAAGGTCGCACCATGCGGCGAACCTGGGATCGCACCAGCGCGCGAATGCTACGGCCAGCTTCGGATGGAGCCATGTTCCACCGTTTCGCCCGCGCTTGGTTGTTACCAGATCGTCAGCCGTCAAATACCCGGAATCTCGGGTATTTAAAGCCTCAGCAAGGGCGGTCATGTAGTCCTTGGTTTCGGCGTTGGCAAACCAGTGATCGAGGCGCTTGCCGTATTTATCGGCAGCAGCTGTCGCGTTGAACCATCCGTCCGCGCTGAACTGGATGGCATGGCCGTCGAAGTCGGCCTTAATGATCTGCTGTTTCATTTGCAGGATCTCGTTTCATGGGTAGAAACGAGGCAGGCCCACCGGCTTTCGCCGGCTCGGTAGCTACCGATTTAAGGTTGCCTGGTGTTCGGTGCCCGGATACTCAGGCCAGCCGCTTCGCTGCTGTCGCTTGGCAACTGCCTTGCCTGAGTATTGCCGGTTCACTGAGGTGACCGTGGCCGCTGGGGAAGCAACCACGGTCGCAGTATAGATCAGGCGCCGGTCCCATGCGCCAGCACGTTGGCAGCAACGGTGTGACCCTTGGCGAGCGGCTTGCGGGCCACGGTGATCGGCTCCAAGGCCGGTTTGAGCGCGGTGCCCCAGCCTTGCCATTGGCGGGCGGCTTCGGTGGCTGGGCCTGTGATGTCTGCAGCGCCAGTATTGCCGCCCGCATACGTTCCCGCATACGCGACGCCTGACACGGCTCGGTGATTCGGGTTTGCGCCAATCACCTCGCGCTTAGCACCAGCCGCCTTATCGATCGCCTTCGAAACGTCCATCGACTTCGGGAACCCAGAGCCGTACACCCAGGCAATGCTGTCGCGAATCTCGAACCCAGACAGGCGGATCGCCAGCGTGCCGATGTCCTGTGTCCTGGTGCCGAAGAACGCCAGCAGGTGGCCGCCGGGCTTGAGTACGCGCAGGCACTCGCGCCATACGGCAGGGCCAGGCACGAAGCTGTCCCAGGTCTTGCCCATGAAGCCGCCACCCTTGTGCTGGTAGTCATCGCCGGCCAACCAGTGCCGCAGCACCTCGGCCATGTCCGGCTCTTTGCTCAGGCCATAGGGCGGGTCAGTGACGATGCTGTCGACTGAGTTATCAGGTAGCGTGCGCAGAATTTCCAGGCAGTCGCCAAGATGCAGTTCGAAATTTCCTTTCACTCTTAAATGCCTCGATTGGTGTGATGGTCGCCGCCATGGTTCTATTATCGAACCAGTGACGGCGCAAAAAAAATCAGTTCGTCCCGGTCGAGCCGAACCCTCCGTCGCCGCGCACGGTCTTCGGCAGCTCGTCCACCTCGGATAGGTGCCCCTGGTAGTGCATGGTTACGACCATCTGGGCCACGCGGTCGCCGGCGACGAAGTTCACCTGCTGCTCGCCCAGGTTCACCAGCAGCACCTTGAGCTCACCGCGATAGTCGCTGTCCAGCAATCCAGCCATGACATGCAGGCCATGCTTCACGGCCAGGCCGGAGCGCGGCCGGATCAGGCCCATGAAGCCGTCCGGCAAGGCCCAGGCAAAGCCGGTGCTGATCAGCTTGCGCTGGCCAGGCCATAGGGTGAAGCACTCCGTCGTGCGCAGGTCATAGCCTGCTGCGTCCATGGTTTCCTGCTT